CGGGCCAGAGAAAAATTGAAAAAAATTTATTATTAATGACTTATACTAATAATAAATGACAGAAAATAACGATGATGGACATATTTTATATGAAAAAGGTGATTTTAGTTTTATTTCAAATCGCCCAGAATGGAAAAGAATTTCTGAAATGCTTATACCATTATTGGAAACAGCATTTCATCTTTATGAAAAACATGATATGCATAAATTCTTTACTGAATATACACCTCCTTCTGAACATCAATATATATGGTGGCTACCACATCAGACAGGTTTTGAAGAATGGGATATTATTCGCAAGATACTCCATGAACAATTATATGATGAGGCTTTGACATGTTCAGATTTTGATCTTATTACTCGTGTTTTGTCGCATTTTGCAAATAATGGTTGGCAAACGTTGATAGAGAATTTTGATGACATATTGGATATTATTATGGAAAAACATCATGATTACGAATGGTATTAATTAATATAGGAGGGCAATGTATCAACATTAAATACACGATTCTTTTTTACTTTTTTTCTGCTGCTAATAAATTTATTAAATAGATTGTTTTGTATTTCTTTTTCTGGTGTGCAGTGATGAACATTGCGCGCGATCATTTTATATAATTTAAATTCTGGATAACGTTCATCGCCGTTTTTTTTATACAGAATATTTCTTCCTTTGTCATCTTTGCACCATTTATGTACTAATTGCGCCATAGGGTCATTTATTTTATCAATATCATCGTGTTCCTCATCAAAGAAAAAATCAAACAAAGAACATCCTAGTCGACATAAATCAAAACTTTTATTTGGGTCTAGACGTGGTTTATTTTTATTAAAATAGGGTACGCAATTATATTGTGTTGCGGCGTCACCTTTTGGGTGAAAACTATCACTACAGATTATATTTCCTTTAAATTTATAAATAGCACGCCCGAAATCTATAATTTTGTAAATTTTTCCATATGTGGGAACTTTGTAGTATTTACTATTATAATAGTAATACAAATACTTAGCTTGTGTCTCTTTATACATGATATTATTGGTATGTAAGTCATTATGCGTTAAGTCGAACATTTTTTGATATACAAGGAGCATCATGATAATTTGAAAAAAACATGAGCGAAGTTCTTCTGCCTCCAATTCTGTTAATATACTATCAAGTGTATCATCCAAAGCTTCTAAACAAATAATTTGCACAGGAAAATTAAAAAGGGATGCATTCACCATATCATCGGAACACGTAGAGAGAGAATCACCAACACTTGAGCTACTTCCTGATCCGCGTGTAGTATGAGAGCCATATGAACCACTCGAATCACTAGAACCATGAGAAGTATGCGAAGATCTTGACGAACAGGCAGAACTTTTTGTAGAGGCTGTTGTGTTGTGTAGTTCATTATGAGAAATATCGGAAGTGAAGATTATATTTTCGGAAATATCTTTCTTCACATTTGCGGAATCAAAAATAGTCGAAAATTTTTCATCACCGAAAGTATTGCGTTGCAAAGATTTAAGACTTTCACACATTTTAAGACGTTTTCGGTAGTGGCGCGTATTTGCATCGTCGAAAATTTCTTCATAGTTGTTGTCGACTTTAAAGAGTTTTTCATTGTGTTTATGAAAATAATCCGATTGATGCAAATATTCAATATCATCAATAATGTTGTATTTAAAATTCTTCTTGATTGCTAAGAAAGAACCATAAAAATCTACGCCATGTAAAAATCGATGGTCGTTAAGAGCTTTGCTGGAAAGAAAGGAAAAAAAACCATCTACATAAGCAGAATTGTTCCCATCTCTTATTTTTCTATGACCTTCTTTCTCTCCATTTAAGGTAGGGAGAATATCTATTTTTGTATCCTTGTATTTACCGGCCATGTATTTAATAGGATCGACAAGAGGTGAATATTTTAAGAAAGATGAAACTTTTGATTGTTGTGTATCACTTTTAATATGACACATGTACTTGTTGTCGCTTTCTTTCTGAATAAAATGTGATACATGGTAACGATTATTCAGATTTATGTTGTTATAATTTGTATCGTTGAGAGAAAAAAAGTTTTTGTAGATGGGGATATAATTTTGTATTTTAGTGATACCTTCTAAAGTTGTTGTAATATTGGATTTTTTGTTTTTGACATAATTAATATCAAACATTAGATAATATTACATTAAAATATTAAAAAATGAAACTTATTGCGTATTTAATTTTAATTTTTATTCTAAAGAAACAATAATGAATTTGGAATTGAAAAAGTTTGATATGAAAAATATTAATTTTGACGCTCATAACACCAATGGTCCTGTCATTGTCTTTATTGGGCGGCGCGATACAGGGAAAAGTTTTTTGGTCAGAGATTTGCTTTATTATCATCAAGATATTCCTATTGGAACTGTGATATCTGGAACTGAATCTGGAAATGGATTTTATGCCAATCACGTCCCTAAACTTTTTATTCACGAAGAATACAATACAGCCATTATTGAAAATGTGTTGAAAAGGCAAAAAATTGTATTAAAACAAATTAAAAAGGAAACCGAGGCATATGGGCGTTCCAATATAGATGCGCGAGCCTTTGTCATTCTTGATGACTGCTTATGGGATAATGGATGGGCGAGAGATAAAATGATGCGTTTGCTTTTTATGAATGGACGTCATTGGAAAATTATGACTATAATTACCATGCAATATCCTCTCGGTGTACCACCAAATTTGCGTACAAATATTGATTATACATTTATTTTGCGTGAACCCTACATCACTAATCGGAAACGCATATATGAAAATTACGCGGGCATGTTTCCTACTTTTGAATCTTTTTGTCAAGTAATGGACCAGTGTACAGAAAATTTTGAATGTTTGGTGATTGCAAACAATGCGCGTTCTAATAAATTAGAGGACCAAATATTTTGGTACAAAGCAGAGCCCCATGATAGTTTTAAATTAGGTTCCAAAGAATTTTGGGCATTGTCGGAAAATGTTCATTCTGATGAAGAAGATGATGTCTATGACCCAAATGCTATTAAAAAAGGTCCGCGCATCAACGTTAAAAAAAGCAAATGGTGATTTAGGAGAAGGGGGTGAAGTGCCAATTGAATTTAAAATACGAGAGGAAACTTGTAGGCGCTTTGTGTGTGGTTTTTATTTGAATATCGGTATGTTTTAAAGCACCCCCTTCTTCTTGTACTTTACTTGTATCGTTTTTCACACTCAGTGGAAGTAAAGATTGAACAAGAGGCATTCCCTCTTTTTCACTTTCTACATGTTTATTAGATGACATTATAAACATATAGATTTGTTTTATTTAAATGACTTCAACTTTTGTATAATCGCCTCCTCCTAATCCCACGCGTTTCATAAACTCTTCTGCATTTTCTATCTTAAAATCATAACAACAATTATGTTGCTCGGGCAATCTATGTTTTGTACAAAATATCAGTGTACAACGACATGGCATATCCGTCAATGTTAATTTCTTTTTACATTTGGCTTGACAGCAGCGTTTCGTTTTGCGTTTGACGGATTGTTTGACTTTAGATGGTTGGTCTGTCATTTGTAAGAGTATATATTATATTATTTTCAAATAATAATATCAATTTATTCGTCTTTCTTGCTTATCTTGGTATTTTTAGCATTATCACGATGCGCACGCTTTTTGAACTCATCGGCAGCATTGTCCATGGAAGCGGTGCGAATGTTTTCGCCCTCGAAAAGTTCTTTGCGAATATCTGCCGAAGTAATTACCTCTTTTTCACCCAAGGTCTCTTCGATGGTACTCATTCCTTTCACCCCTACAAGGTCGCCACTTTCTGTAATGTTTTGAGTAAGTTTGTTCCCTGTCTCGGCTGCCTTTTTCTTGTTTTCTTCAATTGCTCTTCGCTTCGCATCTCGCACTCGAGCTTCGAAAGCATCACGCGCATGTTTTTCATTGCTTTCCTTTTCTTTCATTAATTGATTTAATTCATCTTCCATGTATTCTACGCGCCCGGTTTTGTACGCCTCCGGTTCCCATGGCATCCACATACCCACTGGTCCTACATATACATCATGATTTTGGTCTACTTCTCTCAAAAGTTTAGCACGAAGTTCTGCTTCCTGTTGCGTTGAGTAAGATCCACGGATCTTTAGCCCCCGTACGCT